ATCTTTATCATCTGCAGTTACACCGAAATCGCTAATAAACACTAAAGAACCAGCACCACCATAAGTAATATCACCTGCAGCTGGAGTTGCTTTACCCATCTTAATTGCGAATAAAGTTTTAGCAGCGTGAGCAGCATATAATTGTTGGTAGCTATCTTTAGATGGTGTTCCTGTTTCATCAATTGCAAAACCTTCACAATCAAAAGATTGAGAAAAAGAAGGTGCTGGAGTGTACTCGTTGCCACATTTAGAAGTTGCATCTATTGTGTCATTAGTTGATGTTAAAGAGTTTGTAGTCAAACAAGCAACAGGCTTGAATGTACCATCATTGTTTATGTCAGCTAATAGGATATAATCTCTACCGCTTACTTTTGTTTCTGCCATTTTATTTAATTTTAAATTTGAGTTATTATTATGTTATAAGTTATCAATACTCTAAAAACGTTATCTAAAGGATTTAAGCCATCTAAATTTCTAATACTTTCTACACTTAAACTTGATGCACCAAAACCATTTGATAAGGTTATTGTTGTATCCGAGTTTATATCTTCTAATATCAAATCGCTTATAGCTTCAGCACGTTTATAACCAAAGTTAGCATTTTTTGTAATAATATCAACTGTGATGCTAATACTATTTGTGTATCCAGCTTTGCCTTGGTCTTGACTTGATGTCCTACCTGTCATTACAATATATTCATCACCTGCACCCTCTGGAGCAAAACCATCGTAAACAACCAATCCACTTGCACTTGTCAAGTTGGTATAAAACCATTTTTTTATCTCAATATTAGGATTTAACATCTAACAATTTTTTTAGTCTTTGTATTAATTTTGGCTTCTCCGTTTCATACGAAGGTATCAAAAAAGGTTGAGGTCGCATACCTTTTCGCAATATACTCCTTGCAATAACATAAGCTAATCCTTTATCATTTTTGCCATCGCCAATTCCTTTTCTCTTTACCCACAAAGTCAAAGCATCAACAAAGTCTTTAAATTTACCACCTTTTTGACCTTTAAATTGTGCTGCATAGGATGTAAAGTCAGCTGGAACATTTACTTGTGGACCAGTACCAAATTCTACATAAGGAGAATAAGATGCCTTTGATTCAACCCCAAATGTTAATTGGCTTTCTTGTACTAAAGCTATTTGATTCCTTAATTGCCCCAAATTGACAGGAGCAAGTCTTTTGGCATCGGTTAATATCTTTAAAGCGGAAGCGTTAATCTCATCGCCTACATCTTGCTTTAATTTTACATCAATATTCTTTAAAGCATCTTGAATGTCTTTTAGTCCATTTAAGTTTACGCTAAATGCCATTATCTGTAAATTATTAACTCCAAGAACCTATTTTGGTTCTCAACGTTCTTAATGGAATGTATTGTATATCTATCGCCTTCAACCGCTACTTCGTATGAATCGTTAATAGTAACCCCAAAACGAATATAAAGCCTGTTCCTTTGGTCAAATTGTAATTCCGATTGGTCTATCTCACGAACTTGATTATCTGGTCTTAAATCACCCCAAACTGTGCTTTGTAGGGCAAATGTGGTAGTGAACCCACCTTGACCATCACTTACCCTTGTGGGAGCATAAATTCCAACTTGACGAGTCATCGTGTTGGCATCAACGTAGTTTGCTTTCGCTTTTCCTAACTTCATATTATAAAATTGGGCTTATTCTTGTCCATCTTTGACACGCTTTCCAAGTCTTCTCACAAATACCAGAATCACTATCTAAACCTCTATTTTCATAGTCATAAGATATTTGGTCTAATATGGCTAATTTAAGGTCTTTAGGAATTGTTGTAGAACCAGCGAAATATGTAGCCTTTAGATTAGCATATCTTGGGAAACCCAATGTAGGATGTATTCCACCAATTAAATCATAATCTGGGCTTTCTATTTCTAATCCATCTTGACCCATATCATACAATTGAAATGTGTTGATATTTACTGGACCAAATGGTATTGGGAAATTACCGCTTACATTGTTAAAAAATACAACTATTTCCTTTTGGATTAAACTCAATCCTGTAGCTACTTCAACCGCTTCTCTTGCAGAACTAATCATAATTTCAATTAGTGCATCTTCTGCGTTAGTTGTTATTCTTGCATAACTTTTAGCTTCTGCTAAGGTTACAGGCTCACAAGTAGAACCCAAAGGCATTGCACTAAAGTCATTAATATAATTGGAATAAGCCATATACTTCTTTTTACAAAATTACTTAATTTATTTCAATAAAAAACCCCCACCGAATTGGCAGGGGTCATTATTTACTAATCCTTAGAATTAACTTACGTTACCCATATCAGCATAGATTGCAGATGTAGTCAACATTAAGTTGATGTCTTCGTAACACTCAATACGAGCAGTTACCAAGTTCTTTTGGAAGTTTTCGCCATTCTCATAAGAGAACTCAATAGCTAAACCTTCAACTTCAACTCTCTCTAAGTATGCAGAATCAAAGATTAAAACTTTATCATCAGTTACCCAAGAAGCACTAATTACAGGAACTCCCCAGATTGTGATACCACCATTAGGGTTAACAACAACTGAACCAGCACCAGCATAGTAACCAGCAGCGATAGTTGCTTTCAATAAGCGACCCATTTGTGTTTGAGATACTAAAGCATAAGAAGGAACAAAGTTCGCAGTCTTTTGGTTAGCGATGTAATCCACTAATTGTAATAAATCGTTAGTTTCAGCAGTTGTAGTTGAACCTGTTGCAGCACCAGATACAGCAGTAAAGAATGCAGAGTTCTCAGCTTTGAAGAAATCTCTTTGTAACATTCTTGGTAAAGTCTGTGTCATAAATGGTAAAGACTTTAGCATTTGCTTAGAGAAAGTAGAGAAACCAGCTAAGTAATCGTTTACTACTTTAACTTCAGTCAAAGAGTAGTTGTTCTCACCTTTATCAGAACCTTCAGTTTGAGCAGCGATGTTGTTAGTCAAACCGCTATTCTCACGATAGTAAACATACAATCCAGTTTCGCTTCTTACTGTAGGAATCAAATCTCTAAAGTTAATGCTTTGAGCTGGTTGGATAGCTGGGTTCGGAGCATAAGATGCTTGAGAATCACCAGTTAAGTTACCACTTAAAGTCATTGTCTTAACATCAGATAAGTCTAAACGGAATTTTCCGCTATTCTTTAAAGACTTTTCCATTGCTTCAAAGTTACCATCTAATTTCTCCATAATAACTTCATCCATAAACTTAACTTCTTTCTTAGCTGCTTTCTTTTGTGTAGCTAATTGAGAGTCAATTTGTTTTTGTAACTCGTCTTTTACAACAGTTACTTGTGCAGATACCTCTTTAATTTGAGCTTCTGCATTAGCTTGAAAACCTTTAAGGTTCTCAGCCATTTCGTTGATTAAATTTTCCATTTTTACTTTTTAAATAGATTGTTAAATTGTTTAATTGCCTTCAATACTTCCTCATCATTTTTTTCTTCAACTTCTGGTGTCGGCTCAACTGCTTCTGCGGGTTGAGTGATTGTTTCAGTAATTTCCAAAGCCAATAATTCAGCTTGTATTTGTTTTATTTGAATCTCCATTAAAGCAAAAGTGTCGTCTGTGAAACTACCACCTCTAAATGCCTTAATTAAGTTTTCTAATCTCATTGATAAGTTTTCTTTAGTTTCTTTGAACTCACCCTTGAAACCCAATGTTGGTGTTTCTGGATTAGCACCCCAAAGAACCGCAGAACCTTCATATAGTTTTAATTCGGTAATTGTACGCACACCAGTCTTTTGGTTTACATCTGACTTTAACGTACTAAAACCAATTGAGTGTTGATTGATTAAACCTGCCTCATATAACTTGATTGCATCTTCGCCACATTCAGTTTCTATTAAGTCGGTAACCGCAACAAGCATATCGCCTTCAATGTACAATTCTTTAGGCTTACCCAAAGTATGTGCCATATCAGCTTTGTGGTCAACTAAAGACCAAATCATATTCTTGCCTTTTGGTCCACGTTCTTTGATAGTCTTGGTAAACGCTTCAGCAACGATAATATCATTGTCCAAATCAACATTTCCAATTCTTGACCAACACGCTTTTACTGTTCTTGATTCTGGCTCTATATCCAAAATCATATCATTGTAGCTTTTGTTTTCAATCTTACTCATATAACAAAGTTATTAATTTTTTTTAATCTGCTAACAAATCTCTTATTAAATTAGAAATTTGCATCAAAGCCACGTTATTTATTAGATTCCATACTAACCCCATATCTCCTCTCGGTGGGTTATCTTGTAACCTTTTTGGCTTTCCATCTTCGCCTCGCACGGCTTCATAGCCTAACGTACAACGGCAATTGATAACATCCCCAGCACTTCCACTT